GCTCTGTCCTCTGCCACCGCAAGGCGGCGTCCTGGCGGAGTGCCCTCTGTGCCGCAGGGTCATGGGCGCGACGTCTCCCTTGGACCGGGTGTGCGTGTTCTGCGACCTGGCCGCTCATCTCATCTACGAGGAGTCCTGACTCATGCCTGACCACACCGGCCTGATCCCCCTCGGCGGGTCCGTGTACGCCCACCCGGACCTGGCTCCGTACCTGGAGCCGGTGGGCAACGTGGAGCCGCACCCCGACAACCCGAGGCGCGGCGAGGTGGACGTCATCTGCGCCAGCCTGGAGACGAACGGGCTGTACCGACCGCTCGTGGTCCAGAAGTCCACCCGGTTCGTCCTGGCCGGCAACCACACACTGCTGGCTCTGCTCCGGCTCGGAGCAGAGCAGGTGCCGGTGACGTGGGTCGATGTGGACGAACGAGACGCCGCCCGGATCATCCTCGCCGACAACCGGTCCAGTGATCTGGGCGGCTACGACGTGACTGCTCTGGCCGAGGTGATGAACAGCCTCGGGCCGGACGCCTTCGTGGGGACCGGCTACGCCGAGGCCGACCTGGACCAACTCCTGGTGGACCTCCAGTCCGCCGCCGAAGTCTCCAAGAACGCCTCCGGCTACTACGAGGCCGTGCAGGAAGCGATGGGCCACCAGACCGACGCCGAGGCCGAGTGGGTCGGGATGCCGGAGTACGAGCGCGGCGACACCAACGCGTACCGGCAGATCCTCGTGTCCTTCGCCAACGCCGAGGACGTGGAGGAGTTCGCCAAGCGTCTCGACATGCACCTGACCCCCAAGACTCGGTACCTGTGGTTCCCGCAGCACGAACGGGACATCACCATCGCGCTCCGCTACCAGCAGGAGCAGGAGCAGGCGGCAGTGGGATGACCGGCCAGGCCGAGGAGGATCTGACCCGGCCCCGGTTCCCCCTCTACATACCGTCCAAGGGCAGGCCCACGCGGAGCTACACCTCACGGGCTCTGACCACGATGGGCCTGGCCCACACCATCGTGGTGGAGGAGCAGGAGCGCGACGCCTACGAGGAGCAGTACGGCGACAACCCACTGGTGACGCTGGTCAACCTCGACCCGGCCTACCAACGGTCGTACGACACCTGCGACCGGTACGGCTCCACCAAGAGCCGTGGTCCTGGACCAGCCCGCAACATGATCTGGGACATGGCGATTGACGCCGGAGCCGAATGGCATTGGGTCATGGACGACAACATCTACTGGTGGTTCCGCTTCACCGACAACCGTCTGATCCGGCTCGGTGACGGCACCGGGTTCCGCGCCATGGAGGACTTCACCCTCCGCTACGACAACGTGGGCATGGCAGGCCCGAACTACTACATGTTCGTCGCCGCCCGGTCCTCGTACCCGCCGTTCGTGACCAACACCCGCATCTACTCCTGCAACCTCATCCGGAACGATCTGCCCTTCCGGTGGCGCGCCCGCTACAACGAGGACACCGACCTGTCGCTCCGGATCTTGAAGTCGGGACTCTGCACGATCCAGTTCAACGCGTTCCTGTCCAAGAAGACCCCGACCCAGATCGACAAGGGCGGCAACACCGGGGAGTTCTACGAGAAGGAAGGGACGCTCGCCAAGTCCCTGATGCTGGTCCGGCTCCACCCGGACGTGGCTCGGGTCACCAAGCGGTTCGGGCGCACCCACCACTTCGTGGACTACCGACCGTTCAAGGCCATGCCGTTGCATCGCCGACCAGACGCCGCGATCCCCACCGAGGACCCGTACCGGATGAAGTTGGTGGAGGTCACCCCCGAACCCTGGAGCCTGCCCAATGGCCGAAACGCCGTACGACGCTGACACTGCCGCGAAGGTGCTCAACCTTCGCCGTGGAGGAGTCCCGTTCGACGTCATCGCCGACCAACTCCGGCTCACGCCGGAAGCGGCCAAGGCCTACTTCGACAAGGCCCTCGGAGCCAGCGACCCGGCGTTCATGCGGGCTCTGGAGTCCGACCGGATGGACCGGCTCCACTTCGCCATCTGGCCCAAGGCCATCAAGGGGGACCTGGACGCCATCGACCGGGTGGTGAAGTTGTCCGAACGCCGCGAGAACGTCTCGACGGTGCCGAAGGTCAACGACCACGCGCTGGTCCAGGCGTTCGACCGGGCAGTCCAGACCGCCACGGAGCTGCACGCCGAAGGGCTCGACGCCGCCTTGGTCGCGGCCGGCCGAACCGTGGCCGAGCGGATTGACGAAGCGAAGGCCACCAGCCAGGGACAGGAACTCACCAAGGCCCTGTACCTGTTGCCGCACCTGATGAACGTGCTCCGCGAGATGCAGGCGACCCCTGCCTCTCGTTCTGCCGCGAGGGCAGCAACCCCCGAGGCTCCGGAGCCGGACAGCAAGTTGGCGCAGCTCCGAGCGATCCGGCAGAAGCGGCCAGCCGGATGAGCGCCGTGGCAACCGGCGACTTCATCACCGACGCGCTCAACCTGTTCCTTGAACGGATGGACCGGCTCTGCGAAGCCCTGGAGCGCATCGCCGACGCCGTGGAAGGCGACGACGAATGACCGAGTGGGAGCCGCCTGGACTCCGCGACCTCGTGGCCGGCATCCGGTACATGCCGGGATGGATGGTGTACCTCGGCAGGGACAACGAGGGCGGCGGGTGGCTCACCCTGCACATCGTCTCCTGCACCCCGAACTCGTACGAGCCGGAGCAGACGATCCGCGTCAACCACTCGTTCCTGGTGCCGATGGCAACGTGGAACGACCGGACGTGGAAGGCGTGGCTGTTCGAGCGGTTCGTGGACGTGTGGCGACACGAGTCGGGCGAGTTCCTGACATTCGATGGCGTACGCGAGTTCGCACCCCACCACGGCAACGGCGAGGACCCGTACATCACCTGGCACGTCGGCGACCTGGCCGACACCAGAGTCCGAGCCGGAGACACCAAGGCGTAGGCCGATGGCCGGAGCAGAGACACCCCGGCTGTTCACGCCGCCGCTTCGTGACCTGGCCGACCAGGACAACAGCCTCGGCTACTCGGTGATCGCCTTCGCCGAGGACGTCATCGGCCTGGACCTGCTGCCATGGCAACGCTGGCTGCTGGTCCACATGCTTGAACTCCTGCCGGACGGACGCCTCCGGTTCCGCACCGTCGTGCTCCTCATGGCCCGCCAGAACGGCAAGTCCACCATCAGCCAGGTGCTCGCCTTGTGGTTCATGTACGTGTGGGGTGCGGATCTGGTCATCGGTACCGCGCAGGACTTGGACATGGCGGAGGAGATTTGGCAGGGGGCCGTCGATCTGGTCGAGGAGACTCCAGAACTCGACGCCCTCAAAGCCCATGTGTTCCGGGTCAACGGCAAGAAGCAACTGGTGCTCCGGACCGGCGAACGGTACAAGGTCCGGGCAGCGAACCGGCGTGCCGGTCGTGGCCTGACCGGCGACCTCGTACTGCTGGACGAGTTGCGCGAGCACCAGTCGTGGGACGCCTGGGGAGCCATCAGCAAGACCACGATGGCCCGAGACGACGCGCTCCTGTTCACCCTGTCCAACGCCGGAGACGCCTCCTCGGTGGTCCTCCGGTACCTGCGGAAGTTGGGCCACGCCGCCCTCGGTGACCCGGACGGGATCAACAAGGCCGACGAGGCAGATCCGGCCACCGGCCTGGACCCGACCGACGAGGTGGACGTAGACGAGGACACGCTCGGACTGTTCGAGTGGTCTGCTCCACCCGACTGCGGGCTCCGCGACCGGGAGGGGTGGGGCCAGGCGAATCCTGCGCTCGGCTACACCATCGCCGAGAGGACCATCGCCGCCGCCGTTCGTACGGATCCCGAATGGGTGTTCCGCACCGAGGTGCTGTGCCAGTGGTCCGAGGGGACTCTGGAGGGGCCGTTCCCTGCCGGAGCCTGGGAGGCCTCGGCGGACAGGAACTCCGTTCGGGATCCGTCATCCGCCGTTGCGCTGTGCGTGGACACCTCGTGGGACCGGTCGGTGACGTGCATCGGCCTGGCCGCACTCCGCGAGGACGGCCTGGCCCACGTCGAGGTGATCGCCCGTCGAGCCGGAACCGAGTGGGTCGCCGAGTGGTTGACCAGCGACGAGCGTCTGCCGGAAGTCCGGGGCGCACCCGTCGCCGTGCAGTCACGCGGAGCTCCCGTCTCCTCTCTCATCCCCGACCTGTACGCCGCGAGGGTGTCGGTCACGGAGTGGGCCGGACCAGCCCTCGGTGTTGCGACCGGCGAGTTCTACGACCGGATCCGAGCCGCCATCGGCGAAGGCTCCGGCCAGGCCCAACTACGGCACCGCGACCAGCCTCTCCTCAACGTCGCCGCCGCCACAGCCGCCACCCGACCCATCGGCGACTCGTGGCTGTGGGACCGACGCCGGTCGCCGACCGACGTCTCCCCGCTCATCGCCGTGACCGGTGCCCTCTGGTGCCTGGCCCACGGTCGTCCCCGTACGAGCGCCTACGAAACCCGCCGATTGGAGGTGCTGTGACAGATGGGCATGTTCGACCGGTTCAAGAGGACCACGACCGTCAACACCTACGGGATCGGTGACACCTCCGAGGCGTTCTACGGCGCGTGGCAGATGAGCCGCGAGGAGTACGAGCGCATCATGGGCCTGTCGCCCGCCGACATGTGGCGGACGCAGCCCTACCTCCGGACCGTCGTCACCTTCCTGGCGCGGAACATCGCGCAGTGCGCGCTCCAGACCTTCCAGCGTGTCAGCGACACCGACCGCCGCCGCCTCCACGACGGGGTGGCCGGCATCATCGCCCGACCCAACGCCGCCACCACGTCCTACGAGTTGGTGTACGGCCTGGTGGCGGACCTGGCCCTCTACGACGTGGCGTACCTGCTCATGTCCGAGGACCCCGACAACTACCTGGCCCGCCTGCCGTTCTCGTGGGTCTGGCCCAAGGGTGGCGACACCTACGCGCCCGACCACTACGAGGTCCGGATGAACGACCGAGGCGAGTCGGTCATCATCCCCGCCGATCAGGTGCTCGTGTTCCACGGCTGGCACCCCGGCAACCTCCGGTACGGCTCCTCGCCGGTCCACGCCCTCAAAGAGATCCTGGCGGAGCAGGTCCAAGCCGCCATGTACCGGCAGAGCGTGTGGGCCAGGGGCGGCAAGGTCGGAGCTGTGCTGACGCGGCCACCCGACGCGCCCGAGTGGAGCGATGAGGCACGCCGCCAGTTCAAGCGCGATTGGGAGTCCCGGTACTCCGGCTCTGGTCCAGGCGTCGGCGGCACGCCGCTCCTGGAGGACGGCATGTCCCTCAACCGGGTGGACTTCTCCGCCCACGAGATGGAGTGGGTCGAGGGCTCCCGCCTGGCCTTGAACACCGTGGCGTCGTGCTACCACGTCAACCCGACCATGATCGGGCTCCTCGACAACGCCAACTACTCCAACGTGCGCGAGTTCCGGCGCATGTTGTACGGCGACACCCTCGGGCCGGTCATCGCGCAGATCGAGGACCGGCTCAACACGTTCTACGTCCCCCTCGTAGACGACCGCGCCTCGGTGTACCTGGAGTTCAACATCGACGAGAAGTTGCAGGGGTCCTTCGAGGAGCAGCAGTCGGCGCTCTCGACCTCAGTTGGCCGGCCGTGGATGACCGCCAACGAAGCACGCGCACTCCGCAACATGCCCGCCATCGACGGCCAGGGAGCCGACGAGTTGGTGACCCCTCTGAACGTCCTCGTCGGAGGCCAGGCCTCACCCACGGACTCTGCTCCGCCGAAGGCTCTGCCGGTGGGCACGAAGGCCGGGAACCTGTACGCCCTCAAAGCGCGGGTGACGGACCGGCAGGTGGCGAAGTTGAACGAGGTGCTGTCGTCGTTCTTCCACCGGCAGTCCAAGGCGGTCCTCGCCCGGATCGGAGCAGGCCGCGACGACTGGTGGGACGGCGACCGGTGGGACGGCGAACTCGCCTCGGACCTGCACGTCACCTACCTGGAGGTGACCAGCGTCCTCGGGAAGGCGGAGGCCCGGTCGCTGGGGTTCCACGAGGACGACTACGAACCGACCGCGACCCTGCACTACCTCCAGGCCGTCGCCGCCCGGTACGCGGCCAACATCAACTCCACCACCCACTCGCAGCTCCAGACCGCCGTGGAGGATCCGGAGCAGGACCCGGCCTCCGTGTTCGACGTCGCCACCGACAGCCGCGCCGCTGGAGTCGCCACCGGGATGGGCACCTTCCTCGCCGGGTTCGCCACCCACGAAGCGGCCTCGCAGATCGCCCGCGCCCACAACGTCGAGCCCACCAAGACGTGGGTCACCGGCACCAACCCGCGTGAGTCCCACGCGGCTCTGGACGGCGAGACGGTCGGACTGGACGACTCGTTCAGCAACGGCCTGTCGTGGCCTGGAGCCGCAGGCAACGACGCCGCCGACACGGCCAACTGCAACTGCTCGGTCGTCATCAACCTCTGACCCACCCACCCCCAGCACGCCCGCCACCACCGGGCGCGGTCCGCCATGCCCAAGGGAGGCACGCATGTTCAAGAACGCCACCGTGCAGGTCAAGGCCGCTGGTCCCGATGACGGGCTCCAGGACGGCCAGTTCAAGGCACTCGTCTCGGTGTTCAACAACGTGGACTCGGTGGGGGACAAGGTGCTCCCCGGCGCGTTCGCCAAGACCCTCGCGGAGTGGGACGCCTCCGGCAACCCGATCCCCGTCTACTGGTCCCACCGCATGGACGACCCCGACATGAACATCGGGTACGTCATCGAGGCCGCAGAGACCAGCGACGGCCTGGAGGTGCTGGGGCAGCTCGACGTCGAGGACGACGCCTCGCCCAAGGCCAAGCAGGCCTACCGGCTCATGAAGGGCCGACGCGTCACGCAGTGGTCGTTCGCCTACGACGTCATCGACGGAGGGCCGGCAGAAGCGGACGGGCAGGAGTTCAACGAACTCCGCGAGTTGAAGTTGTACGAGGTGTCCACGACACCCATCGGAGCGAACGACCAGACGGAACTCCTCGCCGTGAAGCGGTCCGGCCAGGACGACGTGTTGGCGAAGGTCGGTCGCACCATCTCGGCCAAGAACGAGGCCACCCTCCGCGACGCCGCGTCCTCTCTGGACTCCGCCGCGAAGGCCATCAAGAGCGTCCTTGCCGCACTCGACTCCGGCTCCGGAGACGACGGCGACAAGGCGGCAGAACCCAGTTCGGCCAGCGACACCGGTCCGGCCAAGGACGAGGAGCCCGAAGGGGCCAAGTCCGAGGAGCCCACCCGGCGCACGTCCGTCGAGACATGGGAGGCGCACATCCACCTCACCGAACTGGAAGGAACGAACAGTCATGCCTACAACTGACCTGCACGCCGAGCGTGCAGAAGCGATCAAGGCAGCCCGCACCGTAGTGGAAGCCGCCAAGGCCGACGACCGCGACCTCACCGACGAGGAGCAGGTCCAGGTCAAGGAGCACCTGGCAACCGCCGAGAAGGTGTCTCGGCAGCTCCAGGGCCGTGCCCTGGCAGACGCCGTGAAGGGCCTCCACCAGGACGACGACGAGGACCCGCAGGGAGGCGGAGGCCAGGCCTCGGCCAAGTCCCTCGGCGACCACTACGTCAAGTCCGTTGGGGTCGAGGGTCTGGGCAGGGTCAAGGGCACCTCCGGTGTCAGTGTCTCGGCTCCGGAGTTCAAGGCCGCGACCGATCCTGTCCTGACGCCTGCGGCGCTGGGTCCGTGGAACACGACCTACGACCGGACGATGGTCCAGGCCTACCGGCCCCCGCCGTCCGTAGCCTCGCTCATGGGCTCCGGCACCATCAGCGGGACCGGCGTCACCTACCTCGTGGAGGGTGCCGTCGAGGGTGCGTTCGCCACCGTCGCCGAGGGTGGCGCGAAGCCGCAGATGCACTTCGCCGACCCGACCACCGTCACCGACGTTCTCAAGAAGATCGCCGCGTGGTGGGACATGTCGGACGAGATGATCGAGGATCTGGACTTCATCGTGTCCGAGATCAACCAGCGGGGGCTCTACCTGCTGGCGATGGCCGAGGACAACCAACTCCTCAACGGCCCCGGCACCGGCTCCACGGTTCGTGGTCTGCTCAACCGGTCCGGCATCCAGACCGAGACGCAGGCCGTCGCTCCGGACTCCGCAGCCGACACCCTGTTCCGGGCCATCACCAAGGTGCAGACCGCCACCGGGTTCGCGGCGGACGGCATCCTCATCAACCCCGCCGACTACCAGACGCTCCGCCTGGGGAAGGACGCCAACGGCCAGTACTTCGGCGGTGGCTACTTCCAGCCTCCGTACGGCGAGAGCCCCGGCCAGATGGGGCCGTTCCAGCCTCTCTGGGGTCTGAACACCGTGGTGTCGCCTTCGGTCGCCGCCAAGACCGCTGTCGTCGGCGCGTTCAAGATCGCCACCACCGTGTACCGGAAGGGCGGCGTTCGGGTCGAGCAGACGAACAGTGACCTGGGGAAGTTCACCAGCAACCTCATCACGACCCGGATCGAGGAGCGCCTGGCCCTGGCCGTCCGCTACCCCGCCGCCGTGGTCAAGGTGACCCTGCTGTAGCCCGCCGAGGCCCGAGGCAGTCCCCCCATGCTCTGCCTCGGGCCTCTCCCACCATCGCATGAGAGGAGTTCCGTCGTGGCCGAATCCGCCCCGAAGTTGGAGGAGTACACCGTCCTCATCAACGGCCTGGAGCACACGCTCCTGATGACCGCCGAGGACGCCGAACGGTACGAGTCGGCGAGCAAGACCAAGAGCAAGGCCCCCGCCAACAAGGCACGGACCGCCGAGGACAAGTGACGTGACGGTCCAGACCGACGACCCGCCCGCCGCGCCTGCTCCGGCAGAGCAGGCGATGGCGGCGGTTCGTGCCTACTGCGGGTGGCACATCGCCCCGTCCCGAGACGAGACGCTGACGCTCGACGGTCCAGGCGGCACGGCTCTGGTCCTGCCGTCGCTGCACGTCACCGACGTGGTGTCCGTGACTGAGAACGGCACCGTGCTGGCAGACGGCACCGACCCGGACATACCCGCCGACTACTCGTGGTCCGAGGCGGGCATCATCCAGCGGGGTCCGGCCGGCCAAACCGCGTGGTCGGGGTCGTGGTCGTGCGGCGTCTCGCTCTGGACCCGTGAGCTCCGAGGCATCGTGGTCGAACTGACCCACGGCTACGACGAGTGGCCTCCGGAGTTGGCCGGCATCATCAACGCCGTCAGCCAGCGCATGGTGGACAACCCGACCGGCCTGGAGCAGCAGACGGTCGGGCCGTTCACGGAGAAGTACGCCACCAGTGGTGGCGGCGGGGCAGGCTCCGGGTTCGCCGGAGCCGACGAGGCCGTGCTGGCCCGGTACCGGCTCCCGCCGAGGCCGTGATGCAAGGCGCAGGCGAGGTCGTCACGGTCGTCACACCGGGGACGACGGTAGACGCCTACTCCGGCCAGGCCTCCCCGGATTGGGTCCACACAACGACTCGTGACGTCCTCACCCTGGCCCCTCCAGAACCACGCCCGTCCGACGAGCCGGTAGAGGACGCCCGCAACGCCGTCGTCTCCGGCTGGACCCTCTACCTCCCACGCGGCTCCGGCGTCTCGCCGTACGAGCGGGTGCGAGTCCGAGGCATCGACTACCCGGTCCAGGGCGAGCCCGCCGTGTGGGGCAGCAAGGGCGAAGTGATCCAAGCGTTCCGAACAGAGGGGTGACCCATGGGTGACTTCCGGCTCGACAAGGTGGTCCTGGAGAACGCCGGAATGAAGGCGCTCCTCAACGAGGACTTCGTACGCGACGAGTTGACCAGACGGGCAGGCCGGACTCTGACCGCCGTCGAGTCCGCAGATCCCGAGCACGAGTACCACATCGAGCAGGCCACGACCGACCGCGCCGCAGTCCGGGTCGGGTCCGACGACGAGGGTGTCCTGTTCGCGGAGTCCGCGACCGGGGACCTGCTCCGGTCACTCGACGCGGCAGCCGGTTCGTCATGAGCCACGCGGTCCTGTTCCCCGACGTGGAGCTGTGGGCCACCGGCTACCTGCGGACCGCCCTGGACTCCAGGCCGGAGCCGTACACCGACAACGTGTACGTCGGCAACGTCGTACCGGACACGCGGGCCTCCCGCATGGTCGTGGTCCGCCGTGACGGCGGTCCTCTGGACCGGCTCCGTGACACCGCCCGCCTCGTGGTCCGGACGTGGGCCACCTCCGAGCAGGACGTCAACGACCTGGCCCGGATGGTCGGGGCGCTCCTGTGGGCCGCACCGGACGGGCAGCCGGTCATCCGGGTGGACCAACCCACCGGCCCGACGCCGGTAGCCGATCCGTCCCGACAGCCCCTCCGGCTCCAGACATTCGAGGTCGTCGTCCGAGGCGACGACCTGGAGTGACCCACCCCACCTGACAGGAGGCACACCCATGGCGGACAAGACGGTCGCCCTCACCCATCCCGACGCGCCCAAGCCGGTCCAGGTCCCCGAGGACTTGGTGGACGCCTACAAGCACGCGGGCTGGTCCGACGCCGACAGCAAGACCGACAGCAAGTAACCGGAAGGAAGGACGCCAGTCATGGCACTTGACTCATCGAAGGTGCGGGCAGCAGTCAGTGGTGCCGTGAGCGTTGGCCCCACGACCTCCACCCCGCCCACCGGAACCGGTGGAACGATCACCGGGTTCACCGACCTCGGGTACGTCTCCGACGCCGGGGTCACCGAGGCACGGTCCAGGTCCACCAACGAGATTCACGCCTGGCAAGGCGGGGCTCTGGTCCGGACCCTCATCACGTCCGGTGCGCTCACGTACCACTTCGTTCTCCTGGAGACGAAGTTGGACACGGTGAAACTGTTCTATGGCGCGACTGTCACCTCGACGGTGACGGACGGATCGTTCGTCGTGATCCCGACCAACACGGGTGGCCGGCAGTCGTTCATCGTGGACGTCATCGACGGCGCGGAGCTCATCCGGACCTACATTCCGCAGGGCGAGGTGACTGACGTCGGCGATCACGTCTACGTGAACTCCGATCCGGTCGGCTACGACTGCACGATCACGGCCTACCCGGACTCCACCCTCGGCGCGAACGCCAAGGTGTGGGCGACGGCGTTGAAGTCGTGACCGCCGCCAAGCCCCGCAAGGCTCCGCAGGACCACAAGGCCAAGGCCAGTGAGGAGCCGGTCCGGTACCGGTTCACCTGGCAGGAGCAGGACTACGAGTTGCCGCCGCCGCAGATGGCCGTGGACCGGATCACCGGCCAGGCCCTCCGCGACGCCTACATGGACGGGCAGGAAGGGCAGATGCGGCTCGGCTTCCTGATGCTGGAGAACGTGGAGGCGGAGTCCGGCGCGGTCGAGGCTCTGTACTCGATGCCTGCTCCGGCCATGCTCGACCACATCGCCGCGTGGATGGAGACACGGGACTCCGAAACCGGAGCGACGGTGGGGGAATCGTTGCGCTCTGTGACCTGATCGGCCACCACAGAGCGGCCCTGGAGTACGACTGGAGAACCCGGTTCGGCCTCCCCCTGGACTCCGTGGGACGCGGCGTGTCCTGGGGGGAGGCCGTTCGTCTCGTTGGAGTCCTTGCCGCCGATCCGTCGTCCCACATCTGCGCCGCGTTGAACGAATGGCAGACACCGAGGAGTCCGGAGTGGCTCGTCCTGGCCGACCTGTTCGACGCCTTCGTGCGCGCCAACTACCGACAGCCACAGGCCTACCCGCGCCCGTTCCGTGATCCGGCAGACAAGCACCACGGCAAGACCGATCTGCCGCGAGCCAAGGTGATCGACCTGCTGAACCGGCACGGCCACGACTTCACACCCGAGGAGGAGTAACGCATGGCCGAAATCGGCACCGCCTACGTGACGTTGCTCCCGTCCGCGAAGGGCTTCGGAGCTGCGACCGCGAAGGAACTCGGCTCCTCCGGAGTCACCGGGGGCACGACCGCCAGCAAGGGGTTCAAGGGCGCGTTCACCAAGGGCCTGGCCGGACTCGGCGGAGCCATGGTCGGGCTGTTCGCCGTGGACAAGGTGAAGGACTTCTTCGTCTCGGCGGTCGGTGAGGCCAGGGAGTCGCAGAAGGTGTCGGCGATCACCGCGCAGGTCATCAAGACCACGGGCGGAGCCGCGCAGGTGTCTGCCGCGCAGGTCGGGAACCTGGCGACGGCCATCTCCAACAAGACAGGCATTGACGACGAGGCGGTCCAGACCGGAGCCAACCTCCTGCTCACGTTCAAGAACATCAGGGACGAGGCAGGCAAGGGCAACGACATCTTCGACCAGACGACGCAGATCATGACCGACATGGCCTCGGCCATGGGCAAGGATCCCAAGACCGCTGCCATCGGCCTGGGCAAGGCTCTGAACGACCCGACCAAGGGCGTGTCTGCTCTGTCCAGGGTGGGCGTCACGTTCGACGCGACCCAGACGAAGCTCATCAAGAAGTTGCAGGAGTCCGGCGACACGATGGGCGCGCAGAAGATCATCTTGAAGGAACTCAAATCCGAGTTCGGTGGCACGGCTGCTGCCAGCGCCACGGCAGGAGAGAAGGCGGGAGTCGCCTTCGGGAACCTCAAAGAGCAGATCGGCACCGCGCTCCTGCCGGTCATCGACAAGGTGGAGACAGTCCTTGCCGACAAGGTGATCCCTGCCGTCTCCACGTTCCTGACGCAGATGCAGACCGGCAAGGGAGCCGGAGGCCAGTTCGCCTCCGCCGTCAAGACGCTGTGGTCCGTCCTGGAGGACTTGTGGGGAATCCTCCAGCCCATCGGCAAGTTCCTGATCGACCACATGCCCATCGTGTACGGCATCGCGGCGGCGTTCCTCGTGTGGGAAGTGGCGACCATCGCCATGAACGTGGTGTCGGCCATCCAGTTGGGGCTCCTCATGCTCCAGACCCCCGGCACCCTGCTCTACGCCGCCGCCTCCGGCATCGCGGCCACCGCGACCGCCGTGTGGGCCGCAGCCACCTGGCTCCTCGCCACCCCTCTCGGGCTCATCGTGCTGGCGATCCTGGCGCTCATCGTCGTGGTCATCCTCGTCATCAAGTACCACAAGCAGATCGGGGCGTTCATCGCCAAGGTGTGGGGCAAGATCAAGGACGCCGTGGTCGCGGCCTGGCACGGAGTCACCGGAGCGATCAGTCGGGCGTGGTCCAAGATCAAGTCCACGATCACCAACGCCGTCGCGTCGGTCATCGACTTCATCAAGAAGCACTGGGGTCTGATCGTCTCCATCCTCGGAGGACCGTTCGCCGCCGCCATCGTGGTGCTGGTCAAGAACTGGGGGAAGATCAAGAGCGCCATCCGGAACGCCTTGACCGCGCTCGGGCAGATGATCCGGTCGGCCTGGCAGAGGATCGTCGGCCTCGTCGCGCAGGCAGGCCAGAACCTGTGGTCCGCCGTGGCCGCGATCCCCGGCAAGTTGATGGGGCTCGCGTCCCGCTTCGGTTCGGCCGGCCGGGCCATCATCGGCGCGTTCGTCAACGGGTTGAGGAACGCCGGGTCGCTGGTGTCTGACATTGCCGGGAACGTGGGCCACGCCCTGTCCGGCCTCATCAACTCCGCCATCGACCACCTCAACTCGGCTCTGGAGTTCTCCGTCAAGGTCGGACCCAAGTCGTTCGGGATCAACCCGCCTGACATTCCGCACGTCTCCCTGGCGACGGGCGGTCGGGCCAGAGGATCCGTGGTCGAGGTCGGCGACGGCAACCAGTGGGAGTCGATCATCCCCGACCGGCTCATGGTCCAGGCGCTCACCGCCGCCGCGTCTGCCGGTGCAGCTCCGAGCGGAGCCCGTGGGCCGGACCGGCTCCGGCTGGTCGTGGACGGGTACGAGTTCAACGCCTACGTGGACTCCCGTGCCGACGACCGCGTGTCGTCTGCACAGAGCCTCCAGGACGAGCGGGGGCGGTCCCGGTGGCGGTAAACACGCTCTCGCCCACGGTCGTCTCTGTCCGGTCCGCCAAGCCTGCGTACGTGTACGGGGCCACGGCCACCGTCCCTCTGGTCACCTCTGCCGCCTCCGGCAACGTCCGGGTCGGGATGCCCTCGGACATGCCGGCCAACGCCACCGTCACCTCGGCGATCCTCACCTTCCAGCAGGCCGGAGCCCTGGCCGGATCCATCACCGTGCAGATCCAACGGCACTCCGCGAACTGGCAGGCCTCCAAGGCGACGTGGAACAACCGGCCTGGAGTCTCCGGCACCGTCGTGTCCGTCACGAAGACTGCCCCGGCAGACGGAACCCTGTGGGCGTTCGACGTCACCGCCGACGTCGCCGCGTTCGTCGGAGGCACCGTCGCCAACTACGGGTGGCGGCTCAACTCCACCTCGGCTACGGCGGTCAACACTCGCGGCTCCGCAGCCTCGGTCGGGAAGCCGACGCTCGTCATCACCTACATGACGCCGACCGACGCGCCGATCAACCTCGTGCCTGCCGGTAACCAGTCCGTGTCCGTCGCCAAGCCGTGGCTCACCTTCCAAGCCCCTCCGGACACGACCGCCATCAACGTGCAGATCGACGCGGACATGGCAGCGGCCTACGACTTCGACTCCGGCGACGTCAACGCCACCACCGGCTCCCTGGACCTGACGACCACCGCGTTCGGCGGACTCGTGGCAGGCACCCCGAAGTATTGGCGGGCCAGAACCAAGAGCAGCCTGGGGTACTCCGCGTTCTCCGGCTGGGTCCAGATGCAGAGGACCGCCAAGCCGACCGTCACCATCACCAGCCCTGGAGCCACGACCGACGACACCACGCCACCCGTGGTCTGGTCCGTCGCCGGGGGGACGCAGGTGTCATGGCAGGTCATCATCACCGTGGCAGGCAAGGTCGTGGCCGACTCCGGCCAGACGGTCGGGACAGAAACCACCTGGACTCCTCCCAAGGCCGTGTCCACCATCGGGACGTCGGCGACCGCCGAGGTGCGGATCTGGGATGCCGTGGACCGGGTAGCCACAGCCGGTGACCCCGTGTACGCCAACGCCACCCTGACGTTCACCGCACAGGGGACCGGCTCCGTGACCCCGGCCACCGGGATGACTGCCGTACCGGACGGGTTCGCCCCGTTCGTCACGATCACCGGCACCCGTGCTGCCGCACCTGACTCGTGGCAGGTGGTCCGCGACAACACCTACATCGCCTCGGGACTGTCTCCCGCGTCGGCCAACCTCGCGGCCTATCAGGACTGGACCGCCGACCCGAACAAGCCCCACACCTACCGTGCCGCCCCGTACACGAACGGTGTAGGTACCGCCTCCGGTGGCCCGACCGTCACCGTCACTCCCACCTGCCTGGGGATCTGGCTGGTGGATCCGGTCACCCCCACCATCCGGGCCGTCATCTGGGGAGACAACGACGGCGATTGGGACGCCACGGAGCTGGCGGTGGTCCACCAGCCCGTCGCTGGTCCTCCGGTCCGTCGCGTCATCTACCGGCCACCCCTGTCCGGCTCCGTCACCGGAGAGTTGGTGGACGTTGCCGGCCAGACCGCCGACGCGCAGATCACCAGCCTGTACGACTTCAAGTCCAACAACCGGGACCTGCGTCTGGTCCTCGGCGACCGCAACCTCCTCGTCCGGGTGGGGGACCTGCTCATCACCCCGACGCCGGACTCCGACCTCGACCGGCACTCGCTGGTCTCGTTCTCCTGGTGGCAGCAGGACACGCCGCCGTGGTCGCCATGACGCAGCCGCTTGGCCTGACCCCGAAGCAAGAGCAGGCGTACGTCGCCTACCTGTTCAGCAACCACGACTTCGCCATCTACGTGGACGTGATCGGCCTGGACCACACCCCGATCCGGTCCCTCAACGACGTGGGCGGGATGCTCCTCGACGGCCAGATCAACATTCAACGGGACTCCGCTGTGGTCCGCACTGCATCGTTCTCGTTCGCCGATCCGGACCACGCCCTGCACCTGGACCCCGACTCACCCTGGCAAGGGGCCTACTTCTCCGACCGGATGATCCGGGTCCGGCATCAGGTCACCGTGCCAGGCATCGGGCAGGTGACGGCCACCCCGTTCGTCGGGCCGATCACGAAGGTGTCCCGCGACGGGGAAGTCCTGGCCGTGGAGTGTCAGGACAAGGCGTCGCTGGCTCTGACCGGCACCTCGCCGGTCAAGGCCAGCAAGGGGATGAACGCCGTCGCCGCCATCCGGCGCATCATGAGCCAGGCCACAGGTGAGACGAAGTTCCGGCTGCCGGAGGGCACGACCCGGAACCTGCACAAGTCCTACGCCTGCGGGTGGCACGACGACGCCTCACCGTGGGTGGTCTGCCAGAGGATCGCCAACCAACTGAACATGCAACTGCTCTACTCCTGCGACGGCTACCTGACGTTGCGGCGCAGGCCATCGCAGCCCGCCGCCACCGTGTCCGGCTCTGCTCTGACGTCCTACCCGACCGTGGACTTCGACTCCACCGAGGTGGTGAACATGGTCCGGGTGCTCGGCACCCTGGCCCCGCCGAAGCGGAAGAACACCAAGAAGGACGCCAAGCCGCAACTGGAGCGACCGCCGACGAAGATCACCGCCGTGGCTGTGGCCGGAGCTGCCCATCCACTGTCGCCGAACCGGCTGGGCCGCAACGGCGTGCCGAGGTACCTGCCGAGCATCATCGAGGACGCCACGTACAAGTCCCTGGCGCAGGCCAGGGAACTGGCCTCCACGACTCTGGCCGATGGCCTGACCCTGACGACCGGTGTCGCGTTCGACATGGTGCCCCTGTTCCACCTCGACGTCGGCGACGTCCTGACCGCACAGGCTCCGTCCGGCACCATCACCGTCCGGCTCCTGGAGGGCTCCATCCCGCTGTCGGTGTCCGGGGACATGTCGGTTGGGATGCAGCGGTCGGTCAGCCGTGCCGCGCACGCCCGGATCCGGACCACGAAGCGGACTCCTGCTCCGACGCGGAAGGCGAGGAAGCAGTACCACAAGGATCTGGCGTCGTGGCGTAAGTCCCACCACAAGGCCGGACGATGACCGAGCGGGGAGAAGTCCGGGCAGTCTCGTGGATGCCGTTGGGCTCGGAGCTCACGGTCACCGCGAACGTCGGCACGCTCACCCTCCAGGTGGACAACCCGGTGGACTTCGATGAGGACGGCGGGACCGTTGACCTCAACGGCGTGCAGTACGACTACACCACCGTTGACCAAGACACTGGACTCCTCACCCTCACCTCGGCTGTGACCGTCGCAGGAGCGATTGGCGACCGGCTCAACGTGTACTCCGGAGGCATGGTCGCCATCGACTACGTGGCGTTCGTGTCTCTCGGCGACGGCGACGAGATCGAGGTTCCGATCCCGTTCTCCGACCGCGACCTCTGGCCCGAAGGCGAGTACGACTTCCCCGTCCTGGTGAACCTGTCGGACAACCTGGAGTCGATGACCGGCGTGCCGAACCGGAGCCCGATCCGCGACGGCTCGTTCATCAACCCGGCCACTCTGCCCACCCCGACGATCCCGCCGTCCGATGGCCTGGTGCCGGCCACGGCTCCCACGAACCTGATCGTCACCGGAGGCATCGGAGCCCTGTTCGTCCGGTGGACCCCCATCAGCAACAAGGACCCGGTGACCTACGACGCCCACGTTTCGCCGACGTCGGGGTTCACGCCGGACTCCACGACTCTGGCCGTGTCCACGATGGCGACCTCGTTCACGCTGCGGCAACTCCCGACGCCGGTAGGCACTCCGCCGAACCAAGCGTTGTCGTACGACGCGACCTACTACGTCAAGGTGATCCCGCGCGACCTGGACGGGGCCGGCCCGACCAGTGCCGAGGCGTCGGGGGCGATGGTCCGGGTGACCGGACCAGACGTGGCGGCGGAGTCCATCACAGGTGACCGGATCCAAGGTGGCACCATCACCGGCGACCTGTTGTCCACGACCGTCGTCATGGGCTCGACCATCTCCACCGGAGGCCTGGACGACCAAGGCCACCTGACCGGAGCTCGAGTGGACCTCGGGCCGGACGGGATGACCACCTACGCCCCGGACGGCATCACGCCGGTCGTCAACTTCCCCCTGGACCCGACAGACGACGCGTTCATCCACAACGCCCACGTCTCGCTCCTGTCCGCCGACGTGGCGAACAACCTGACCGTCCACGGCACGAACAACGAACTCGCTGCCTCCTCGACCCTGCAACTCGGCTCCGGCGTCACCTCGCCGTCCACGCCTCCCACCCTGGCGACCACCTACGACACGGTGCAACTGGACGTGACGACGCTGGTCCCCAGCAACGGCGGCTCCAACCAGGACTTCAACCTCGGGACGTTCAAGTTGGACCCCGGCCAGATCACCAGCATGTGCTGGGATCCGGTGTACACCTGCTGGCAGGTGTTCCAACAGCTCTCGGCAGGGTTCCGGCTCTGGCGGTTCAACCCGGACGGCTCCCTGCGGTGGACGCCGCTCAACACCGCGCCGTGGGTGGACGACTTCCGGGGCCAGAGCAAGGTGTCCGGCTGCCGCAACGGCTGGCTCCAGAACTTCACGTCGGGCGTGTGGTACGCCTGGGAGACGGTCACGACCGGAGGCAGCAACCGGTGGGGTTCCATCCCGAACTCGTGGCTCCTGCCTGGCTCCACTGCCGACCCGTTCATGTCGTTCGATGAGGGCGCGCAGTTGTCGATGCTCTGCCAGATGAACACGTTCTCCAACGACACGATGCAGGTACGCCGGTTCCACACCGTGCCGTACGTCGGCGGCGCGATCCAGCCGTGCGTGAGCGACAGCATCACCACGAGCCCGACGACCATCCAGAAGTCCGGCTCGATCACCGGCGTCTACTACGGCCCTGCCGACTTCGGCGGCAACCGGTACGTCACCGCCACCGATGCGTACGCCGCCTTGAACGTGTGGGTGCCAGGCACCCGGTACAACGGGGCGGCGAACTACGCCGAGTGGTCTGCCCCGACCGTCGCCAAGGCGTTCGCGTGGGACGGCGGCAACTTCTGGTCTGTGGACGCGGGCGGGAAACTCACCAAGTACACCGGCTGGACCTGGCCGACCGAGCCGATGACCACATGGGTGGGCATGTCGGCCTACGACTCCGACGCCACAGGCGGCACCCACGAGACTCCGGTCGGCACCCTCGGCAACAGGAACGCCTCACGCCGGTCCAAGTTGACCATCACCGTGCCGGCCACGCAGGACTCCGGCCAGCCTGACGACCCGGACCAGTGGCGCGTGTACTTCGCCCGCCTGGCAGGCAGCACCGTGCCCACGGCCTCGCAGATGAAACTCGTCTCTGGCATCGGGTCGGCCACCCTGCCGACGTCGGTCACGATGCAGTCCGACGCGACCGGCATCGTTCCTCCAGGAGGCATCTACGGCCAGGCGGGAGCGATCAACACCTTCCCGGCAGGGAACCCCGCACAGATCCTCGACGGTGCCGGGAACGTGATGATCGACGCGCAGGGCCACGGCTCGGTCGGGATGACGGGCGAGGTCCGCATGTGGGCCGGATCGGCAGCTCCGAACGGGTGGCTCCTCTGCCAGGGCCAGTCGTTGTCCCGCACTGCGTACCCGGCCCTGTTCGCCATCATCGGGACCACGTTCGGGGCTGGCACGAACTCACCTGCCGGTACGACGTTCAGCCTGCCTGACATGAACTCCCGAGCCGCCTGGGGCACGGGGTTCATGGCGGTCCTCGGCCAGACCGAGGGTGGCGTCATGGCGGGTGTGGCGAACCCGTCCGTCGATACCCAAGGCCGAGCAGACCGGCAGAGCCACGTCCACGCACACGGCCCCGGAGCCCTCGTCAGCGCCGTCGTGGACCTGAACCTCCAGACCAACACCACCAACACCGGCACGGCGAACCGCATCACCCAGCAGAACCACTCGCACAACATCACCGGCAACGTCGCCAGCGCCAGCGCCGTGTCGGGCGGGGTGGGCACCGTGCCGTCTGTCCACGCCTACACCGCGTTCAACTTCATCATCCGGACCTAGAGGAGAAGCCATGTCGTACACCTCCATCGTGCAGATGGCCGGCAGCCAGTCACTCGCCAGCCGGATCGCCGCCGCTGCTGCTGACGAGGGCCAGTCGGACCCGGTGGGGTGGACGTCCGCGAACATCTGGCAGATCGTCGCAGCCGACCAGGGCTGGTCCGACGCGTGGGACTACGCCGTCGCCAACGCCACCGATGACGACAACCCGGACACCGGAGCCCGACCGGGGGTCATCAACGACGCGATGATCCTCGCCGTCGTGCAGCCCCTGGTGACCACCGGCCCGTAGGTCCGATGCCCCGGCTCCGTGACAGGCCAACGCCCGACCTCGTGGTCATCGCTCTGGCCGGAGTCGTCGTCTTCTCCGTCGCTATGACGACCGTGGGCGCGGTGGTCCTCCGGATCGTGGACCCCTCTGCGGACCTGGACAAGGTTGCGGCCCGCCTCGCCGACGTCACCAACACCCTCATCGGGGCCATCGTCGGCTACCTCGCCGGACGCGGCGTGGTCAAACCCACGGGGGGAAACGATGACGAACAACGAGGAAGCGGACTGGACGTTTGAGTCGCTGCGGGTAGTGCTGGAGCTGCACGTCGCGGCCCTGCGCGACATGTTGGACGAACGGCAGACCAACTACACCTCCGCCCACGACCGGCTCCAAGAGCAGGTGAACCGGCTCGGAGAGGCACACCAGTTCTTCGCCACCCGCGATGAGGTGCGCGCCACCGACGAACGGATGGCCCAACAGATCGCGGAC